CGGTCCTGTCCGTTAAGCTGGAGCTTAGCAGTGACGACGGGATTCTCACCCCAGCAGTGCATGTCGAGAGAAGTCTCGGTCAGGACAAAAGTGCCGGCGTCAGAAACACTGGAAGCGGGACCATTAGTAAAGTTGGGGAGAGTGTATTGCGCTGTTCCAGTTGATCCTGCATCTGCACCAAGTTGCCAATAAGAAGTGCCACTGAGACTCACATCGGCAGCACCAGCGTCAGCGAAGAGTCCAGAGGCGGTGATGAAGGAACTAGAGGTGTTGGCGAGGGCATCGTGAGCACCGAAGGCCATAATGGCGTTGGGAAGGGCATCAACAGCGTCGGTGTAGTTGAAGGGCTGAGCACCAAGGAGGCGGTTAAGAACGGAACCAGCCTCAAGAGAAGAGCAGTAGTCAACGTTCTTGTCAGGCTGAACGACCCAGATAAGCTCCTTCACGGGGTGGTTAAAGTTAAGCTTGATCTTGTTGGAAGAAGAACCGACGGACTCGTCACCGGTGAACTGAAGCTGCTCGATGAGGTACTCGTGGGGGTTCTGAGCCATACGTCTGCGCTCATCGGTGTCGAGGAACACGTAGTCGACGTAGAGAGAAGCGGCGACGAGGGACTGGTTGTAGGCGGAGGTGACCTTGGCGGCGGAATTAACGGCGTTGTTCAGGCTGGACATAGCCCACAAGCACTCCTCAATGGGGCGGATATCAAGGTTGATCTTGACCTCGTGGTACTGAAGAGCAATAAGGGGAAGGGCCAGACCGGGGTTACGGCAGAACCAGAACTGAAGGGGGACATAGAGGGTAGTCTCGGGAAGAGCATTGCGGGGAGCGCAAACCTGACGAGGAGCGTTAGCATCGCAAGGACCATCAATGTCGTTGAAGGAGGGATCGGTGATGAAGGTCAACTGGGTAGTGTTTCCGATCATCTTGAAGTAACCGCGCTGCTGCTCGGTAGACATGGTGAGCTGGTTCCAGATGTGCATCCAGTCACCGTACTGACGGTCGATGCGCTGACCACCGATCTCAACCTCAACCTGAGAGATGAGCTGCTCACCGGGGAAGTCAAGCCAACGAGCGTAGACGTTGCCACCACCAGTGTTCTTCAAAGTCTGGCTAATCTCAGGAAGAGTAACCTGAAGGTAAGTGCGGTAAGCCAAATCACCATTACGAGAGATGGTGCAGGTCACGCGGCGACCGAAGTCAGCCTGGCCGTTGAAAGTCTGCTCAATAGACTCCATAGCGAAGTTAGTGTGACGCTTGTAGGAAACCTTCCAGAAAGTGATCTGGGGGTTACCAGTCAGGTAAACGTCTTGGGCGCCATAGGCGACAAGTTGCATAAGTCCTCCTCCCATTGTAAAATGCTTGTTATACTATTGAAAAAGAAAAAAAAATCGCGAAATTGACATATTTTCCGCGAAATGGAATTAAACAAAATTTGCTAAACCTTCTTATATACCTTTTTTATTACATTGGGCGGAGGTGGCGATAGGGTGGAAACTATGTCGCTATTTAAATATAAACCGCCTAAAAAGATTGTTCTTGATGAAAGAAGCATAACAACGCTAGATAGTAAACATAAAGAATTACAGTCCGATTTTCAATATATACAAGATACAATTATTCCAGGTCTTGAGAATGAAAGAAATACGCTAAAAGAACGGTTACATATCCTGAAAGGCGGATGTCCTCTCCCCAACAACGACGGGATCGACGCTAAAAATATATCTAAATCCGACGACAAAGAAGCAACAAAGTCACCTAGCAACATGGAAGAATGCCTAGAAATCAAAGATCGTATCAAAGAAATCAACGCAACCATCAAAAAATACCAGCGAGATTATAAAAATTACTATCTCAACAACAGTGAGTATATATTCGAATACTTTGAAACCAAGAAAACAATCACAAGTGGCGGATCTATGAAAACAAAATCCCTAAATGCGTTTTTCAATCTTCCAGAAGCCAAAAAAACAGAAGAACTGTTCAAAAATCAACATAATAATGTTGAAAAATATCTGGCGAGTATCGATCAAACATATATGGATGTTTCTAAATACGTATACCCCACCGATATATGCCAGTTTTGTCACCAAGGTGAGATGATTCCGATTGAAAGTGAAGGTATTATGGTGTGTAATCAGTGTGCAAAACAAGTTGTATTTCTCATCGATAATGAGAAACCATCCTACAAGGAACCGCCTAAAGAGGCGTGTTTTTATGCATACAAACGCATAAACCATTTCCGTGAGATTCTCGCACAGTTTCAGGCGAAGGAAACGACATGTATACCTGATAATGTGCTTGAAAGCATCAAACAACAAATCAAAAAAGAGCGGATTGAAATCTCTCAATTCACCGATAAGAAAGCCAAAGAAATCATGAAAAAACTAGGATTTAATAAATACTATGAACACATTCCATTTATTAAAGATAAGTTGGGAATCAAACCACCGGTGATGACCCCCGACTTGGAAGACCGATTGTGCAATCTGTTTATGGAAATACAGGGACCCTACGCGAAGTTTTGTCCAGATGATCGAGTGAATTTCCTGAATTATTATTATACTGTCTATAAATTGTGTGAACTTCTTGGGAGGCGCGAGTTCCTACCATTCTTTCCAATGTTGAAAGATCGAGAGAAACGGATCGAACAAGATCAGATCTGGAAGAAGATATGTATTGAATTGGATTGGGAATTTATCGCTACACCATGAGTGCGGATCCAGTTCATCACAATCACATCAAACATCCACCTTCACCCACGACTCCGGAAACAGATCACGTGTATCATGAGAAATACCGGGTCCAAACCATACACTCGGGTAGCAGACGACCTTCCCATGATTCGCATTGAGATACGCACCCCACCAACTAAATGTGCTATTGGCAATAATATTGTGGTCACACACACTCATTAAAAGAATCTGTTGCCAATCAACAATTGTTTCACGGACGAAATGAAACTGGATATCGCGTCCGTATGCGGGACTATTTATATCTGTTGCGCATCTGTCTTTCACATCCGACATGTTTTTAAGAACAGTATTCTTATCGCATGGATCATAGAAAACAAGAAATGTATACGCTTCAGATGACGCCGAAACCATATGTGTGATTGCACGATAATAATAGTCAACCGATATGACAGGATGAATATGTGATAGATGTTGATAGTCGCCAATTCGAAAATGTAGACTTACTAATTTTCGTTTCTTGTTAGGATTTCCACAATATTCGCTACTCCATGTTTCATTCCCATAGAGTTGTTTAATCCAATTCTGCTGTTCTCGTAGTCCTATCATATCACATATTTCCGTGAAATTATCCTTAAAATATCGATAACTTTGAAAATAACCATGAAGACGAAGTGGTTTCGTATATTTCAGGGTTTCAGTTGGCAATTCTGTATAATGAAACCCTATTTCATCCCAACGCACTAATGATTTATACATTTTTTCACTGACATCAGTCGACGGAGTCAAGTATTTTCTTAGTCCACGAAACAAGGTTGACCAATACGTATAACGTGAAAATCCATGTGACCCAGGTAACTCATCATGTTGCATGAAGAAGAATGTATCTTTATTACGCAATGACGCAGCAATTGTAGTGAATATTTGAAACAGTTGGTTACCCAATCCGCCCATTATTGTTATTGTTAGCATGATCACTAGTATGTAATATTATCATCTATGATTTCGTATTTAAGTTTATTCATTATCTATAATTCATAAATCAGTATAAATAATATCCATTCTTTATATTATTTATTGCATTTGTGTTATGCTTCGTTCATTTGCTGATATAAAACACTCGATATATATTAATTTGGACTCGCGAAATGACAGGCGCGAATTATTTGAAAAGCATTTCGAAGAGTTGACATCACTTTATCCAAAATATATCTGTTTTACTCCAGTTCCGAGGTTTTCTGCAATTAAAGACAAAGAAAATGGCGCAATTGGTTGTACAAAAAGTCACATCGAGTGCCTACGTATGGCAAAGGATAATGGATGGGATCACATATTGATATTAGAAGATGATGCGTTAATTATTCATCCTGAAATATTGATTCATCAAGTGACATCATTTCTTTCGCAGTTTCGCGATGAATGGGATGTCGTATTATTTTCTGGAAACAATTATCCACCTTTCAAGATAGAAACGCCCTTCTGTTTTAGAGTAGGGAATTGTAAAACTACCGGATCTTACCTTGTATGTAGTCGATATTATGATAAACTAATTCGTAATTTCGAAGAAGGACTTAAAGAACTTATAGCCAATCCTGGAAATATTACTGCTTATGCGTGTGATTCATTTTGGAAACGTCTTCAATGTCAAGACCGGTGGTATTTAATTACGCCAATATGCGTAATACAACGCGCTGGTTATAGTGATATTGAAAAAATGGATGTAAATTATGAGAAATTAATGACTGATCTTGTAAAAAAGAAAACATCTCCCACCTGAGGTCAGGTGAATGGTAGTAAATGCACTTCACTTGTTATGTATCTGTCAAATAACGATCAACGACCCACCACCCAAAATCGCGGTCGCTTGGATAATGAAGACCAGCCATGATGCGGATATTTGCACATTTAGTGGCGATTTCCATGATAGAGTGTGTTTTTGCAGGAAATTTACGCGCAAGTATTTTGGCTAAATAATATGTCTGGATTGCGTGTCCAGAAGGATAGGATGGCGTGTTTGCTGAATCCGAGTGTAATAATGTTCCATTTTTTTCATTGATAATTTCGGGTGCAATTTGTTCAGGTCGCGCCCGATTGTAGATCCATTTCATCATTTTCGCTATAAATATGACACGAGTATTCGTGATAATTCGGTCCATTTCTTCAACTGACATCTCATCTGATTTTATTATAGATGTAAATGCAGAAACCGGATTCATGTCCGTCATTCGAAAAAATGCAATATCGCTGGGCATTCGCTTCATAATGTATTCGGATACGACAATATTGACTTCAGTATGACTATCTGGAAACGATTTACCAAAATTAGGTATCGTAAGATTGAATGAAGGATACCACCAGTAATAACGTTTTTGTTGAACAAGAAGAACAATAATATAAACAATTGCTAAAACCACGAAAATTCTAAAACGGTCAGGATCGCGGTCGACTATATGATAATGATATGAATTAAAACGTTCCCGCAGTTCAGTTACTGAACCACTTTCTTTTTTAGGTGGCGGCAATCCTATCCAGGATCGAAACTCGTTGAATTGTGGTAGTATAACCATACTTCTGTAATATATACTAGTTGAAGCATATATTATAGTAAAGCTGTGGATCCGTTGTATTTATACACGAAGAGGTGTGGGGAATCCAACGAGGTTGGCACCGATACCGAAACCAGCGCCAGTTCTTGCAGATACTGCTAGACTCGGGACATAGGTATCAAGGATACTGAAGGTAGCTGCGGCCGTAAGAGCAATCAACGCAACCTCATCAAATGATAAACTGCGTTTAGGGATGGCGTATGCAGCAATCGCGACCATAACACCTTCCACCAAATACTTAATGGTTCTCTTAACGAGTTCACCTAAATCAAAAACTCCGGACATTTTGAGAGATTTATTATAAATAATAAGAAGAAATTAAAATGGAATGAATTAGAATGAAATAGAATGCGTTAAAACACTTAAATAAAGTATAACCTAGTATATTATAATTCAAAAGGTTTATTTCGCGCTTCATTTTATTTTCGCGATTCATTATGTCATTTCCACCCCCTGCAGGAGTTGAACTAAAGCATACCAATAACGGAGATGTTAATCCTAAATATATTGACTTGTTAGAAGAAGACAAACCGATTGCCGGACAGAAGTTTGCATGTCTCTCATTTGTTTCTCCAGAACACATTTTGAAGCAGAAGGATCATTTCTTTTTTGAGAAGTTTCTTCATTACTGGGATTATCAGAAGTCGATGGAGAAATTTATCCAGTTTCTTAATTTTGTATCATTTAAGCACCACATTAATTTCGACAAAATCTCGGCCGATTTTCAAGAGTTCGCTAAAGAAGAGAAGGAGATTCTTCAAAAGACAAATATCTACGATGAATATAAGTCCTTTTTGGATAAGCATGAGGACGATATCGAAAACGAGTTCAATGAGAAGCACAACTTCCAGACGACCGTGCGTGGACTGAAGGTGCGTGGTGTATTCGGGTCGCAGAAGGAGGCCGAGTTACGTTGCCAGATGTTGCGTGAGGTGGATCCCAACCACGATGTATTCGTCGGACCCGTGGGAATGTGGGTTCCATTTCACCCTGATGCATACAAGACTGGGCGTGTTGAATATATGGAGGAGACGCTGAATCAGTTGATGTCGGAGAAGAAGAAGAACGAGGACCAGGCCAAGACTGAGTTTGATAAGCGTGTCAAGGACACGAAAGCCAAGGCGATTCAGGAGAATATCAAGTTGGCGAAGGAGAGCGGAAATAAGTTGACGCAGATGTTGGCAACGGATGGTGAGACATTGGTGGATGCAAAACCTCGTGATCTCGTGGTGGATGCAAGTGAGAGTGTCGGCGGTGGTATTTGGAATGCTGGTGATGACTCGGCGTCAGTGACTATGACCGTCGAAGAGATGAGGAAGGAACTCTTTGAGAGCGAGGATGTCGTTATGGATAAACATAGCGACCACGGATTGTCGAAGTTGGCCGGTGCGGGAGCGAAGGAGATGGATAATGTTGATTAGTATTTGAATTAGTTCACTAAGAACAAACAATATATTATTACTGTGTGTATTTACACTACACCGAGTGAGCAACACAGTAATAATAATCGTTGAAGACTGTTTTGTCTTTGACACTTCGACTCATTTTGGCGGTGGATATCTGTAGAGGTTAATATATAATTAAATTGATTAATATGTAATTAAATTGATTCAAAATTTTGTTATAAAATTTATATCATAAAGCAAAATGTGCAGCTCAAAACGATTATGCGATGATGAAGAATGTCAAACCTGCTTTGAAAAATCATTTGCTTCACACGAAAAATCAAAATATTGGAGCGACAAAAATGGTGATGTAAAACCAAGAGAGGTTTTTAAATTTTCCATCACCACTTACTCTTCTTGACATTAATCTTGGGCGCCTTACTGTTTTTCGAAGCATTTGGATCATACGCTTGCTCTCCTTCATCGTCAGAACCGAGATTTTTCGAGATTTCCCAGAACTCCTTACTGCCCAACTTGAAAGGACCGTGCTGTTGCGCCTTATACCAGAAGATTTGGTCTTGTAATTTGTTCGATTTCGCGTTATTATTGATGACCAGACACTCATAATTCTCGGTGCACTGGTCCATCACCTGGCAAAAACTCTCAAAAGTGGGGAACATACCTGCATAATTGTCATAGATTCGCTTACGGTTCGCAATATATGGTTCACGCAGAATAAAAACGTAGTCGATATTGGTGCGGAGATTTGGAGGGATACCGAGCGGATATTGCATTGTGATGACTAACATGATCTTCCAATGGCGACCGTTCATGAAGAGGAGGCGCATCATCACGTCCTTCGTCCATTTGTTATCATACAGACAGTCATCCAAAACCACAAATGTACGCGGATCAATAGACGATTTTTTATACATATCCTGTTCCTTCTTCACCTGCTTCAGCACTGCCTTTTGGCGTTTAAGAATATTTTCGATAATCGCAGTATTATATGCATCATGGATAAAGAGTTTGGGAACATGGGCAGCGAAGAAACCGTTGCCGGCCTCTGTTCCGGAGATCACTGTTCCAATCGGAATATCCTGATGATGAAACATGAGATCCTGAACGAGAAAACTTTTACCGGTATCACGACGCCCAATAAGAACGATAACTGGACCTTTGTTTTCATCCGGTCGAAAACTTATCGCCTTCATATCGAATTTGGCAAGTTCTAAATTCATGTTGGTATGATTTAATAAAAATGGAATATATTATTTTTTTGTTTCATTTACGAATGGAATGGAATAGAATGGAATGCTAGTCCGTTTAAAATAAATATAAAACTTCTATTTATCAATCATATTACATTTCATTTAGGAACAACCAAAGATGTCTTCGACCAATGCAACCGCATTTCAACTTCATTACAGAAAACATAAATATACGCCGGATACAATTGAACCGGCCTTATTGTATGATATCCAGAATTATATTCCTATTTATTCTCTATTCTTCGATCTCAATGATACTAACTATAATAGTATTCAGTTGAATCAAAAGTATTACTTACAAAATATTATTTCGCATCCATCACAAATTATGGAGAGTGATCGCTCAGATGACCACGACCACGAGATTCGCTCTTTAAATCATTTAGAAACAGTCATTGCTGATGATAGTGGAAACACAAATAATGTCCCCATATTTGTGAAGTATTCACCATTATTAGATCCGATTCGTTATCTCTCCGGTAAATATCCAGTTCACCTGAATAAAACACGTAGTCTTCCTAAATACAATTCTACGCTAGATGACTGTGAAGATAAAATTCTGAATACGAACAACACATCCTATGTGGATGGGTTCTTTTCATATTTAACAAGTCGTGCACTTCACACACATGGAATCGTTCATGGTGTCGATTATTATGGCAGTTATTTGTGTAAACAACGAGAATTTTCCACGAATGTATTTGATGATATTGATTATCTCGTCGGGTGTTCTTTTTTCAATAACTATGAAAACAATCTTTTTACGATCGACTATTCTCAATTCGGAGATGATATCGACGGCGATCTCTCGGATGTCAATATTAGTAAGTTGATCAAGATCCGAAACAAGATGAAACCACTCATCGATTCAACCGGTGCAACCGATAGTTTTTTACAAACGGATGAAGATTATTCTGATATGAGAAACCGAATCAACATATCGGAAACAGAAACAATTACACCTATTGACGTTACCGATATAGATGTTTCAACTACTGCAAATGAAGAACCAAATATATCAGTAGAACAGGTTGAAATCAATGTAAATGACGCAACAGATATTGCTTCTACTACCACCGCATTACAACCCAAAAATCAAACTAGAGACCACGATGATGTGAGTGATTCAGATTCATCCTCTCAATCAAACTCATCGTATACTACGATAAGTGATGATGACGAAAACTACAAGAGTGACTCTATTCAAGTAGATGATTCAACATTTGATCATAATAACGACGGTGATGGCGATAGCAAGACTGAGAGCAATACTGACAGCGATACCGAAACAGAGACCGAGACCGAGACCGAGACCGAGACCGAGACCGACAGTCATGCAGAGACCAACACCGAAAGTTATGATAGCGATGATGAACAAATCATCGTGAAAATTAAAGACTTTCCTATTCAGGCAATCCTTCTTGAAAAATGTATAAGCACACTGGATCGTATAATGATGACGGATGAGTTAACGAAGGAAGAATGGTCGTCAATTCTATTTCAAGTGATTATGACACTTGTTATGTATCAAAAAATGTTCGAATTCACACATAATGATCTTCATACAAATAATGTAATGTTTATTGAAACCACCGAAGAATTCATTTACTATCTCTATGAAGAACAATATTATAAAGTTCCTACATACGGTCGCATTTTTAAAATCATTGATTTTG